AGAGAATCGCAAACATCGTTGAAGGTAATCGTGCAGTTCCCAGTAATGCTGCAGGATTAATACCGGGACAATCTATCCTTACAGAAAAGGATCACTTTTCGATGACTAGCCGCTATAACCCAGCAGAGGGTGAGCATGCTCGAACATTCCAAGACCATGACCCCATTTTCGGAACTCGATATAATCCCTTCACTGGTGAACTCAATACGTCTCAATAGTCTAGGCTAAGAGGCTCAAGTCCTCTCCACACACGATACAAAACTCTTGGTGTGGCGTGAGATGGCTCAAACAGAATACACAACGCATCATTCTTCCTCATCTCCATAGATTGCAATTCCCATTTCTTGCCAACAGAAATACAGCTTGTGGATGAAGTTTGCAACTTCATTTAGATCCATCGCCATAAAATCCAGTTCATGATCGATACTGTCCATGAAGTAATCATTCAAGACCGACTTCATCATCATGTGCCATCGATTCAAGTAAGGCATGAACTCGTTGTGTGGCTTTTCTTTAATCCGTTTGAATTCCTCAGTAGGGGGAATAGTCCAATCATCTATCATTCTTCCACCCACATCATGAAATGAGTGTCCCACTCATCCTTAGTCATCCGACGATTATTCGTGAGCTGTGCTAAGTCGCGAACTTTCCTCTTTAGAGCCTCCAAGTGATCCATATCTGCACCACTTTGTTCAATCAGCATCTGAATGATGGCACTGATATTGCTTCCTTCTTCCTTCCATTGCTTTAGTTTAGCATGCGCAATCGATCCATCGGGCACACTAAATGACTGAATTATCCTCGTCATATCCCTACGGAAACGCTACTGTGTAATAATACACACGGTCAAAACCATAGGGAGAACAAAGGGAATCCCCCCAACCTCTATATTCGATGGCTCGCACTAGGGTGGTTATGGGGCGGGTTGAATTAGATTCGCGCCTGCGGCGCAAAGATGGGCGGGTTCTGATCTAGTTCTGTAATGTTTATTACCGAGATTGTAACAGGCCAGCGTTATGGCATCAGCAAAGACAGGTTCGTTTTATCTAACCGAATCATTGACATTGGCAGCAGCTACAGGCTCTGGAACTATGACACAGGGCGAAATCGACTTAGGAGCATACGTGAATGTTCCAACTGGACAAGCAATCGCAATCGAATCGGTTGACTTCATCTTTCAAACGGCTAGTTTTGCCGGTGATATTGGTGCAATGTTGAACGGTAACGGTTGTATCTCAGCATCATTGACCGATCTAAACCCTGGTACAGCCCTGGTTCGTGCTGACGACCAGAGTCTAGTAGCCAGTTCATCGCTCAACATCGATCAAGCCAACAACATTGGCACCCATGTTAGCGACGTTTACCCCGACAACTTTGGCCCAGCATCACTAAGTGAGGCCTTCATGGTAGTCAACGACACACTCTATTTGGTAGCCGGTCCATCTGGTGCAGACATTGCAGCAGAGACCTATGTTACAGCTAGAGTCAAGTGCAGAGTAGTCAAACTAAGCAACAAGGACTGGATGGCAATAGCGATCCAATCGACGGCCTCAGACAACTGAGGTGGTTGAGTGAGTTCTGATTGGGAACGAGGCTATGACGCCGGATATCGAGCAGCACTTGGAACTGCTCGCCGGGATATTGGCCGTGACCTTGGCGATACTGCACCGGCTCCTAAAAAAGCGAAACGGACACGTAAGCCTTCTGCTTACAGTAAGCGATACGGAAAAGAATTCAAGCGACTCGCCCCCAAATACAAACTCAAGAGCGGAAAGTGGGGCAAAGATGGATTCAAACGATGCCAAGCAGCAGCACACAGAGCAACAAAGGCGGCGATGAAATGAGTGATGCACTAACAGATCAGCCCAGACTATTGTCAAAGATGATACCAGCAGTTACTGCGCAAGTAAATGATGGCACAGTCTCAGCTGCCACAACTGACAGCAATGGCTGGGATAAAATATATTGTAATGGTTATGCGGGTAATCCAAACTTCAAACAATACTTGGCATATTCATCATACATAGATTTAGCCGGATACAAACAGTCAGATTTGACCTTCATTGTTACAGGTGTTAACATTGCTAATTCTGCCCCACCCACTGGAACCGGTGAAGGATTCGTAATCCTAGATTTGCTAACCACTGTCCCTTATGTCACCCTTAGAACCGGTGTTCAATACACAATAGAGGACAACAATATTTGGTATCCGGGTCAGGATACTCCGTCCCCTGGTATGCCTGACTCGATACTAGATATGGAGCAGATCCTTCTATGTCAGAAAACAACATATTATCATGACACAGGATGGTCTACAACTAATCTACAACAAATCTCTGCGATGAACTCCTATGGTCAGTGTGCTGCGCTAGCTGGTGACCGCATCTATTGTACGAGGATCGTAATGGGATTGCCCACTACCGCAAGCATCCCCGATTTACAAATCCCTCATTGTGTTTATCATGTCACTGGAATGGCAGTTGAAGAAGATGACAAGTCATACATCATGCGCCTACGCAGAGATTACGAACTCGCCAAGGCTGTGGATTTGTAATGGCTACTTTCATCCCCTTCTTAGTTGGTGTGGGTCTAGCCAAAACTGGGGGTAAAACCACCGAAGCCGCCATGTTGTATTCAGGAGCAGGTGTATATCTGTCCAATACTATCACCGCCGGAAAGATAGGCAGACTATATGCGGCTATGGTAGCAGTTGGAAGTATTACAGTTGCACAACTCTTGGCTGCCTATGCAGCTGGTGTTGCAGGTGGAATCGGGGTGTCATATTTGTTGTTTGGAAAGGATGGGGCAAAAGCCGCCGTTGATTTCTATGCCCCCGGTGGGGCAGACCTAACCGACCTAGGCAAAGAACTGGCGAAAGCACCGGAGAGAATCGCAAACATCGTTGAAGGTAATCGTGCAGTTCCCAGTAATGCTGCAGGATTAATACCGGGACAATCTATCCTTACAGAAAAGGATCACTTTTCGATGACTAGCCGCTATAACCCAGCAGA